GGTCCGCCGCTGCACCGTAGACTTCGGCTCCGTTCTCGCCGTCCAAGGCAAGGAGGTACAGCCCGATGCCAGCCAGTAGCGTCGACTTGCCAGATTTTTTCGCCGTGCTGATGTAGGCCACGCGGTAGCGTCGGGTGTCATCATCCACCCGCACCCAGCCGAACAAGTCGGCAATCATCCCCTGCTGCCAAGGCAACAGGTCGAACGGCTTCCCCGCGAAACGACCCTTTGAGTGCCGCAGCCAGCCGCCGAAAAACTCTAGTGCGTGGTTGGCCCGGCCAACGTCGAAGTAGAAGTCATGACCCTGCTCGATCGCTTCGCTTTTGGGCAAAGGCTCTAACGGGGTTTTCGGCGTGGCTGTCATGCGTCGTTACCTGCGAACGGCTGCTCGGCGTCAAGCCGAACTCCTGCTGAAGTCGGCGAAGGTCGGCGGCCAGCGACCGCTCCGCGACCGCCCACGAGTGCGGCTGGCTCCACTTGATCCGCAGCCGCCCGTCTGTGCGGTTTGGATCTGGCTCCATCGTCACGTTGTCGCGGCCCAGCTGCTTGCACTTCGTCTTGGCCTCCAACCACTTAGACCATGTGTGGCAATAGATGGCCCATGCGTCGATATCGGCCTCTGTGAATACCCGCATCCGCCGAAGCACCGGCACCGACTGGTTCCACTTCGCAACCGCCACCTCGTCATCCGCGATGGACTCAGGGGCGTCGAGCTTGTCGAGCAGCTCGGGCGTCGGTTCAGACTGCGGCAGGCTCGTCTTGGACGGGTTGCCGCGAATGTATTTGAGAATCGACGGTTCGGGGGCGGGGCCGCGTTTTCCCATGGCTTACTCCTTCGGTTTGAGCCACTGGTCAATTACGGCACGAGCCACCGCTTCTGTCATTCGCGGCGGCACGCTCATGCCGATCATGTACTTTCCAATCCTATCATCCTTGGCGGCGTAATCGTCAGGGAACGACCCAAGTCTTTTCTGCTCTCGGAACGTCAAGCGTCGGCACTCGCTCCAATGTCGCACGCAATCCGTAGCCGTAATCGTGCATGATGGCTTTGATCGGTCTAGCCGCACGGTGTTAAATCCTGACGTTCTTCCCTCCGACCGCTGCACAAACTGCGCATACGACTTCCCAGGCTTCGTGCGGTGCCAGCACTTAAGGTCAAAGGCAGCGGGGGCTGTCTGCTCTCGTTCTTCGTCAGACAAGCAGCCAAGATCGGCACACGCTTCCCCCACCGAAACCCAGCGGTGTCGCGGCTTTAGTTCCAACAGCGTGTCGCTCACGTCGTCCCTGACCGCACAAAAAAAGACCCGCTCGCGTCGCTGCGGCACGCCGCAGTCAGCAGCATTTATGAGGAACAGTTGAGGCCTATAGCCAAGCGACTTGAATCGCTCCATGACGAGTTTTGTGTACCCACGGGCATTGCCGAGGATCATCCCTTTGACGTTCTCAGCAATCGCCACTCTCGGCCGCAGCCTGCCGACGAGGTCGAGGTAATCAAAAAACAAATCCGAAAGAACCTGCTCGGACTGTCCTTCGCGAAAGTGCTTCTTCTTCCCCCAAGCGTCCTCTCGACTTCCAGCCATGCTGAACGTCGAGCACGGGGGCGACCCGTCGAGAATGTCGAGCTCGAACAGTTCGCTCGGCAAGTTCGCCGTCAATAAGTCCCGTATCGGGCAAAGGTAATAACTCGGCGGCTTGAGGTTCCGCTGGTAATGCCATGCCATTTCTGGGTCGATGTCGTTCGCTGCGATGACGTCACAGCCAGCCAACTTGTACCCCAGCGACGAGCCTCCGCCGCACGCAAATGTAGACATGACCGAGACGCCTTGCCGCTTGACCGACTCAAGGTCAGCCAGCGTCCAAGCGCATGCCGGTCGTGCGTTAGTTGAACTCAAAGCCGCACGCCCCGCACCTGTGGGAAAACACAAACCCATCCAGCTCGACCTCCTCGGAACTCGGCTCCGGCGGCTCCGTGTCTTCGAGCAGCCCCGCCGCCGCCGCCAGCTTGTCCTTGAGTTCGTTGAGTGCCTTGCCTCGCGTGTCGTCCTCGACAAGCAACGCGTCGAGCTTCGCCCGGTCGAGGTCCGCCATCGCGGAAAGCGGGTCGATGGTGAGGAGCAACTTTGCCGCCTCGGTTTCCGACACGTCGAGCACGAGCACGGGAACCACGGCGTCGTCAGCAAGTTCGGCTCGCAAGTGCCCGTCAATCAGCACAAGCGTGCCGTCGCCAGCCTCCCTCGCGATGAGTGCGTCGGCGAAGCCAATCTCCTCGAGCATCTCGGTCACGGCGGCTCGCTGCCGCTCAGGATGAGTCCGCCAGTTCAGCGGATCCGCTTCCAGGTCGGCAGCCCTGACGTTTCGCAGTTCCACGATTCGGTTTGCAACTTTCATTCGTCGCCAACTCCAACAAGTTCACCACACCGTGGGCAGCGGCAATCCTCTACGCTCGCGGATTCGTCGTTGTTGTTTTTCTCCGCGCGCTCCGCTGGAATAATCCCAGCGTCAGCCGCCATGTCCTCAAACAGTTCAGCAAGCGACTGCTCACCCGTGGCCACGCCACGAAGCAGTTCAGACAGGGCCGCAGCGTTCGTCCCAGCCATTTCGGCCAGCGGATCAAGCAGGAGGAGCAACTTGTCGGCCTCAGCCTCGTTCACGTCAAGGACCAGCACCGGCACGTCGCCGTCGCCAAGCGTCTCGGCACGGAGGTGCCCGTCGATCAGCATCAGCGAGCCGTCGGGCAACTCGCGGGCGAGGCAGGCGTCGGCCATGCCGACCTCGGCCAAGACTCCCCGGAGGGCGTCGGCCTGGGCTTTGGGGTGCGTCCGCCAGTTCTTGGGGTTGGGACGCAACTCGTTGGCGGGCACGATACGAAGCGATTTAACGCGGTTTCGGATGTTCACGTATCCAACCTATCGAAAGGGATGAAACGGCCTCAGAACGCAAATACGGGGCTTTAAAGAGGGGGGGCCAAAAACCCCCGGCCGCTAAACTTGAGGTTACAGCAGTGGTTTCCCGGCTCGGGTCGAAAAAAATCGCCCCCCCTAGGGGGGTCGGGGTCCGTTCTAGCCGGGTTGTCAAGCACCGGCGGTCTTCTTGGAGTGGCAGGAGTGGCAGAGGCACTGGCCGTTCGCGACGTCGTATCGCAGGTCGGGCCGCACGGCACGCGAGATGATGTGGTCGGCGTGGGCCTCTCGCTTGCGTCCGCAGATGGTGCCGCAGTGGCGGCATTGCCAGTTGTCCCGCAGCAGCACCGCCTGCCGCCACGCGAAGTGCTTTGAGTCGCAGTACCCTCGCTGGTATGCGTTCGGCCGGGTCGCACCCTGCCGCTTGATCTTCACGGCCGCCCGCGCGGGCCTCATCATTTCCACTCTATTAGGCACTTTTTCGCCTCCCTGTTTGATGAGCAGTGCGGTGCGTCTTCAGCCCCCCTTGCACTTGCAACTCGCGGGGCAGGGGCACGACGTGCGGTGACCGTCGCCGTGAACGACATACCCTTTGCCGCCGCACTCGCTGCAGCACCCAGGCTTGGGCGGCGCGGGCTTTGGCTGCGGTGCTTGCTCGACCGCGAACGCCGCATATGCCACGCTCACGGCAGCTGATGCTCGCGGCGCCTCGCGGTCAATCGCGGCGGGGTCTGCTGACAGCCAGACCAAGAACGAAAGAAACGACTGCCACATATCACCAGCCCTCGGAGTGGTTCAGGACTTTGTGCCCCTCGTCATCGACGCGGGAGTGGACGATGCGATGCGTTGAATCTTTGGGCGGGGGGTCGGCGAACATCATGACCCACAGCCCCGTGCGTGCCAGCTTGGCGAGCAGCTTCAGCACGGGCCGCTCTCGCTCAGGTTTGATCGGTGACAGCGGCGACGTTGCTGCGAACCAGCCCACGGCGACGCCGAGGATGCCAGCAATGACGAGGGTCTGCACAACCTTCTTGTCTTCAGCCATTGCTCGACCTCCATGCCTCAAGAACGTAGACAAGCAGCACCGCACCGAGGACCGAGCCGACGATACCCGCTGGCCCGTCTCCGAACGGAAGCCCCCCGATGATCGAACCCGCGATGCCTATGCCAATGGCTGGCACCCAGCCCTGCCGGATCTTGCCTGGCATCAACGCCTTGGCGACACCGCCAACGATCGCGCCGAACACGGCCCACGAGATCAATGAAAACATATCGCACTCCCGGTTCAAGGAATCGGCTGAAGCCAACCGCCGTGGTCGAGGTCTCGGTACTTGAAGCCGTCAACGCCACCAATGGCGAACGAGTCTTGACCGGAGAGCATCGCATCGACGGTCTCACGGCTCACCCAGAACGAGCCGTCAGGCTGGTCGCTCGGCCACTTCGGGCCACCGTTCCAAATTCCCCAGCTGTTCATAGCCAGAAGCCCGTCACGCTTGCCCTCGTTCTTGGCGTAGCGAACCGAAATAAAGCAGAGGCAATGTGCCCAAGACCCCTGCCTTGGTGCGAAGCCGTCGGCGTCACGCTGCGACGAAAAGCCAACGCCCGAGCACACCGGGACAGGGTAGCCGCTTTCGATGCTGGCAGCGGCTTCGTCGAACGTCTTCACGAGGGCCACGTTCCTTGCGGGGTGCTTGTTCGCGAGCCGCGCGAGTGCCAGCCCGCTGGCACCGCCACCGCACAGGACGTTGCCCCACTCCTTGGCACGCTGCGGCGAGTAGTTCGTCAGGTCGACGCCCGCGTACCGGTCGCGAAACAAAATGCCTCCGACCGTCGTGTCTCTGCACTTGCCAGCCACCCAGCGTGCAGCCGCGCCTCCGTAGCTGCCATCGGAGAACCCCGCCTGCGTGACGGGAGGAAGTCTGCCCGCCGTGCGCGACCCGGAGTACAGCGGCTCAGTCGCGACGAGCTTCGGCGGCTCGGCAAGCTCGCCATTAGCCCACGAGGTACTCTGTCCGACGTAGCTTCCCAAAGCCCAGCCGAACGCCACGCAATCGCCAATGCCCTGCTTCCACGGGCCATATGGTTTGCCGTAGACCTGGCGGTGTGCCTTGTCGGCGTATCGGTACAGGAACGTGTCCACGCCCTTTGCGTTCTGGATGACTTCCTTCGCCGCGTCCGAGAAAAGCGGCTGGTCAAGCTCTTGCAGGAAGCGTCGCGTTCCCTCGGGGTCGGGCGTGTAGCCGAACTGATGCTCAAGGGAGTTTGCAGCCCGGTGCGTTGCCCGCTCCACGAGCGCGCCCAAGATCGCCATCACGACGACAAACGCGACGGCACTCCACGACCAGCGGTCTGCCCGGCTCATCGTGTCGCCTCCGCTGCGGCCTCAGCGAGGTCTCGGAAAGCCAGCACCCACGCCCGGCGGCTCTCGGCCGTCACGGGTCCGCCAGAGGTGCCGACCGCCTGGTCAAGGAATTGGTGGACGGCCGCTTTCACTTTCGGCTGGCGGTCACCGAGGCTCTCGCCCTTCATGCGAGCCTCGCGGGCGGCGATGCGGAGATCGTCGAACGCCACGCCTGTCTTCAGCCGTGGCTCGGCGGTCTTTCCATCGAACTCGATGCAGTCTGCCAGTTCGCTGAGCAAGGCGGAAAGCATCGCGGCGTCTTCCGCTGCGGTGGCACCGACAAACGCCCCGCGCAGGGAAAACGCGTCCGGCGGCAGCGGGGCAGGGGGTGGAGCGGGCGTCGCATGCCGGTTTGCGTAGCTGAAAGCAGCCGCAAGAAGCAAGGCTGCGGCAGCGACGTGCCTCGGGTCGACGCTGATCGGATGTGCGGCGAGGTAGGTCTTTACCCGTTCGGTGACGTCCTTGCCGAAAAACAAGTACGCCGCGAAAGCCAGGAACGCTGCTGTGATCATGCTGCCCTCACGAGCGGAAGAAGAGTTTCGATGGTGCCAGCAGCGATCGCCAGGACGAGCGACCGAACCACCGGGCGAACCACCACGTATAGCGGCCAGGCCAGCAGCGGCACGCAGCGGTCTGCGAGCGTGTCGAACAATGCCCCCGCCGCCTCGACCGCGATTTCTTTCTTCTGCGGTCCCGTCAGCGTTGCCACGGCGTCGAGCGTCTGCACCGAGAGCCGCAGCAAGGCGGTCAGCAGCTCGCCGAATTCGGCCCACGTCAGGCCGTCGCGTGCCGCGTCCTTGGCCGCCGCGATAAATGCGGAAACCTTGTCCGCGATGTCTTGGAACGGCGTGGTGGCTTTCACTGGAGCGTCTGAGATCATGTAAGGCGTCCTTTTCTATTCCGAGTCTGGACTATTACCGTCGCCGCCTTGCAGATTGCCGCCCGATGACAGAACGTGGTCCTGCATCCACTGGAAGAAAAACTGGTAGCACTGAGTCGCCTCCTCGAGTGCTTCCAGCCGCTCAAGCCTGTAGGGCTGCTTCCAGACCTCTTCGCTGTTCCGCACGATCTTGCCGTCCGCGTTCTCTTCGCGGAGGTAGACGTAGAGCAGGCCGAACTCCACGACGATCCGCCGATGCACGACGTCACTCATGGGGGTCCTCCAATTCAGCGAGCAAGTCACCGTTGACCGCTAGGGTTTTCAGACTGAACGGCACCGCCTTCGACACCTGACGCTCTTCCCATTCCCGAGCCGTCCATCTGGCCTGCACGCAGGTCACCATCGCGGCGACGCACGGTGACAGGGCAAGGCTGCTCTCCGATGCCTTGACTTCCTCGGGCGTCGGCGGCTTGGGTCGCGGCGGCTTGAATCGGAGGCTCCGGTCGAGTCGCAGCGGTAGCCGCCAGACATTTCGCAGCCGCACGACCTGGTCTTTCGTGATCGTGTACCGCACGCACAACGCCGCAATCGGGATATGCTGCCCCCAATCACGCCGAAACTGCACGCTGTCAATCCGTGCCGTATTACCCGCCATGCGTTTGCCACCTCATGACGCAACGCTGCGACGGGTTCAGGTACAACCCCAGCCCGGTCGCCTTGGCGATGCTCTCGTGAAACGGAACGTGCTCGCAGTCGGCACCGTCGTAGGTGCCCGCCAGGTAGGCGTCGGTGCGGTAGATGCACAAGCCGCCCATGGCACTACACACCGGCACAGGCGGGCTGCCGACCGGAGGCAACCAGTGATGCTTCCAGGCCCCGACCCCCGCCGTGTAGTCATCCCAGTACGAGTTCAGCCGCAGCGCCCAGCAGTCGTAGTGCAGCCAGACGTCAATGGGGCGAGTTTCGCCGGATGCGTTTGTCTCGTATGCCGGGTGCTGCAGGAGCGAAACGCTGGCCATGCCGTACGCGTCCGGCAGTTCCATGAGCCAGCTGATGCCGTTCAAAAAACCATCAGCCGACCAGCCGCCCCACGCGTCGAGGTCGACAACCACCACGTAGTCCGAGTCGGCGGCGCAGTCGCGGACCCACCGCTGGCAGGCCGTGCGGTACTCAGCCAGGGCCTCTGTGCGTCGGCCCGCGAACTCCGTGGAGAACTGCTCACGGCCGAGCACCTGGTAGCCGAACGTGATCTGCCGGTGCTTGGCTGCAAACTCCGCCAGCACTTCTACGGTGTCATCGGTGCAATCGTTCGATTCGATGTGGCACGCCCACTCCCAGCACCGCGACGTTATCTGTCCGACCCGCAGGAGGTTTTGACGCAGCGACAGGCCGCAGTTTCGAGCCAGCCCCACGAACGCCACCTTCGACCTCGCAAGCCTGCCCGAGGCGGCCGCCACATGCCGGTCGTACGACTCGACGAACGGCGGCGACGGGCGGAGGAGGTGCTTCGGGATGTTCACCGAACCACCTCGTCAAATGCCTTGGCTATCCACCGCATGCGTTCATCCATCGGGTAGACGCCGCACGGGTGGTAGACGAAGTCGCCTCGCTGCCAGTAGCCGCCGACTTCGTCTCGTTCGTTTGCGGGTCGATTCCACACGCACGAGTTGAACGCCCGCAGCGGAGCGACGGTCACAACGTCGGGCCGGTCCGTCGCAATGTCCGCCAGCCAGGTCTGCCAGCCGCAAGGCATCGCAGACCAGTGGTCCTGAGATTCAGCAATCGTCCGAAGCAGAACTCGGCTTTGTGCGGTGTTCCGCCAGACAACGCTGCCGCAGTTCAAGCGGTTCCATTCGACGATCCCTTCCTCGCAGACGGTCGCATGAGGGCCGATGCAAGGCAGTTCATGAATCGGCAGACGCATGTCGGTCACGATTGCGTCGCAGTCGAGGCACCAGACCAAGTCGAAGCGGTCGAGGTACTCGCAGATCAAGTGCGTGTTCGCGACCGCCTGCTCGTAGGGCTGGTTGTCGCAGACCAGCGTGTAGCCGTGCCGCAGGCAGTACTCCAGTTTGTTCGGCACCGTGAGGGCCGCAAGCTCAGCGACGTTGCTTGAAACGCTGGTAACTAGGGCGACGTTCATGCCGCCGATATTGGCGGCTGTGTCAAGCTAAGCGGGCCAACAGCTTGCGGAGCGTGGCGGCTGTCGCATCATCCGGCACATAAGCCGTCCGCAGCCGCGCCTCGGCGCGATAGACAGCCTCCCGCTCCTCGTCGGTGAGCGTACCCTCGCCCTGCACGCTACCCTCGCACGGTGTAGCGTGCGTGGCGTGTGTATCCTCGGCGGGCTTGATAGGCTGTGACCTATCAAATTGCCGCAGCCGCTCGCGGAACATGGCGTCGGCAAGCTCGTAAGCCATCGTCGCGTAGGAATCATCTGACGCCAGCAGGTCGTCGTGCGGATTGGCAAGAATCCCCGTCAACGCCGCAGCGGCGAACGAGTCGCGGAGATCGACACGATCCGGCGATATGTCGCCGTTTCTGTGCTGTTGCGTCATGTCACCTCCGGTGGCTCTGGCAGTGGCATCCAATGCGTCGGGTCGCTTACGCATTCCCACGTCCACCTGTTTTTGTATTCCTCGTCACGCTCAAACCACGCCGTGTCGAAGCCGTTCGTCCTGCTCCACGCCAGCACTCGCACGCCCTGACACTGCCACTCGCCAAACGGCGTCACCGGCAACCGCTCGCGCACTGGAATCCAGCGCGGCAGCAGTTCGCTCACAGCCGCTATTGCATCGTCGCCGCCCTGGCGGATGCGGATGTCGAGTTCCTTCATGCGTCCCATTGCGTTCCACTTTCTGGAATCACTCCACCAGCCCCGGCGTCTCGTAGACCAACTGCCGTATGTGCTCTAGGTGCTCTCGCGTCTCTGCTGACGGCGAGCCGTGTTTGCAGACGCTGCGGCAATACTGGTCGATGTTCCACAGGGTCGACTTCGCTTCGCTGCCCTGGCGGGCGGCGTCGAACTCGGACTGCTCGTCTGGCAAACGGAATCGAAGGATGGCGTGTGGCATGGCGAAACATCGGTTGAAAGAAACAAGTTCCGAGGTTTTGTGAAGTGGCAGTGGGTGGCGGACTTCCGTGCCGCCACCCACTGCCCGCACCGGCAAGGAGGTCAGTTGCCGTAGCGAATCACGGCGAACCAGCCGCGCCGCACCGGGGAGTATGCAACGCCACGCTCGACGATCTTGTACCGGCCATAGAAGCAGCAGTTTCGCTCTGCGGCGTCAGGCCCAGTGGTCGAGAACCCGATCCCTTCCCTACGGCCCCCAGCGGTGCCGCAGTGCCGAAGCACGCCCGTGCGTGCCATCGACTCCGCGTCGGCTTGAGCCGATGAGATCGAAACGCGGCGCGCGTAGATGTTCGTGTCCGCCGAGGCCACGCTTGCACAGAAACACAGAGCCAAGCACAAAAGAAATCGCATGTCGTACTCCTTGAAGTATCGCCGCCAATCCGTTGGCGGCCTGTTGCCCATACTGCACTGCAAGTCAACTGTCCTTGATCGCCGGAACGTGCCTCGTGTCAACCACCGGAGGAAGCCACGTTGTCAGGTACCGCCCTTTGATCCCGAGCACCTTCAGCCGGTGTTTGACCCACGGTGAATGGTCCAGAGACTTCATCGAAAGCACCTCGTCCAGTGGAGTCGGTGCTGGAGGCTCGCCTTTCAACCGCCTCATGAGTCGAATCCTTTCTCCTCAATGAAGTGCCGACCAAGATGCCGAGGACGAACGTCGCCCCCTGAACCGCGACGCCGACACAAATGCAGCAGAGTTGTTCAATGGTCATTGGTTTGCAGGACGGCTTGGGCCTGCTCCTTGGTGGTGACAACGTGGCATGCCGCGCCGCCTTGGGTTCGGATTTCTTCCATGCGGCGGTTCTGGATTTCGGTCGCCTTTTTTCCCGGCTGCTTGACCTCCAGGAAGACGGCACGACCGGCCTTGAGGCACAGCAAGTCAGGAACGCCAGCCAACTGGTACGGCCCGCCGTGGATCTTCATGACCCACCAGCCGGATGCTTTGGCTACCCGAACAATCGTGGCGACTATGGATGACTCGCGTGGCAATCCTTTGCCCTCCGCACTGCGTCGCCGTTGAAACAGCGGCGACAGTGTTCGCATACCCCAACAATCGAATCCGTGAGATTGAGCGGGCAATCGTCGGCAATAGGTTCCGAACTGTCAAGGTCATATCCGTTCCGAAAAACGACAGGTGCTATCGCTGCTGGCGGCACCTCGCCCTTGTCGCACTGGTACGAGTGGAACCATTGCAAGTCTTTCGGAGCGATCTTCTGGAAGCGGTCAAGCCGATCCCAACTGCTGCGGTCGACGGACAGGTGCAGATAGACGTTCGGCCTCGGCGTAATCGTCGCGGCGATCTCGGGCTTGCGGCTCACCACCCATTGAGGCACGCCTGGCATCAGCGTCGCCACGGTGTCGATGCACTCCGGGGTCTCGGCAACGAGGTCGCCGCCGCCACATCAGCGGATGTACGTCAGCCGCATCCGCTTCGCTTCCAGGGCGATGCGGTGTGCCAGCCGCCTCGGTCCCGCTCGCAACGCGTTCAGTAGCCTGTGCTGCTTGGCAAGGCTGGCCGACCATGTCGACGGTCCCTTGGCGAAGTAGCACGTCGAAGAGCAGACCACCGTCGGCGTACAGGTGCCGATGATCGGGAAGTTGAGCGAGTGGCCTGTGACTTTGTTTATAGAAAAGGGGTTTTCGTCCGCACCGAGTACGTCATTGTGGCCCTGCGTCTTGCCCGCGAGTGTTTGCACGCTCATTCGCGGAGTCTGCCACCAGCGTCAAGAACTGCCCCACGCGGTCTTTTAGCGTCTCGTTGTTTGCGGCC